TTTTCAATTAATTGTTCTTTTGTAAATAACACACCTCCATTTTTTGCAATCCTTCTTTTTTGTCCTTCAGACATATTTTTTCTAATATCACTTGTAAATACTTTATTTTTATTGTTTTCTGATATTTTATTTCTATGCTCTATAGACCTAGGTTTTTTAGGCTTGCCTTTTAAATTATCGCAATGCTTCTTATATTGTTCTGGTATTTGCAATCTTTTTTTAGCGCTTTCAGACATTTGTTTTTTTTGCTCTGCTGAATATTTTTTACCTCTATTTGAATCCCCAATTTTTTTAGCCGTTTCAGGCGTAATTATTTTATTTAAGCACCCATCACCACCATCTGTCATATTAACAAGACATCCAGTTCCCATATCTTTTCTTCCATATAAAGAGATAAATTCAATTTCTTTTTTTCTAGCTTCTTGTATAGATATTTCATCAAATAATATTTCAACTTCATAATCCGTCATATTGACTACATTATGCCAATATTTATTTCTATTACTATTAGTATATGCCCTTTTATTATTTTTACAATTTCCTATCCCAATGTAAAAAGGCTCATTTTTATCCAACCTAATATGTCTGTATAGATATGCCATTATTTTGTAGCTACAAATTGTTCTAATTGAATGATTTTTGTATTCATCTCTTGTATTGCTTTTACTAAATAAGGTATTATTTTAACCGTATCAATACCTTGATAATTTGGACTTCCGTCTTTATTAATTGCGTCTTTTTTTCCGAATACAGCATTTGGGATTATTTCTTGTAATTCGTGTGCAATAAAACCTTCAAATTTACTTCCTTCTGTTGTAACATATTCAAAAGTACAAGGGTTTAATTTAGATATAATTGATAAACCTTCAATTAATGATTCAATATTTGTTTTCATTCTATAATCCGAACCATTAACTAAACTTATAGTTCCTGATGAAGTTCTAATTGAACCACCTAATCCAGTAGAATTATAGAAAAATGCGTGGTCTATTGTGCTTGAACTAGTTGATGCTAATTGTAAATAAACCTCATTTGCCGAATCAGTTCTAAATGCTCCTATTCTATTTGTAGTTCCTAAATTAGCAACATTAGTTCCTCCTATTAATACATTGCCTCCACTTGTAATACGCATTCTTTCGGTAGGTGCATCACTTCCTGTTGTTGTGCTTCTTGTTGCAAAAATTAATGCAGAAGATGTTGCTCCACTACCATTTGTAATAAGTCCTGCAATTACTGCTCCTACTTTACTTTCAGCATAACCGAAACCAATTTGTGAATAATAACCACTTGTTCCATTATTTTTTATTAATAAGCCAAGTTCTGAAGTTTGACCAAGTGTACTACTTGCAGTTTGAATATTAGCAATACCATCACTTCCACTACCTGCTCCACCGCCCGGACTTATATATAAACTTCTTGCTTCTACACTACTAGAGAATGTAGCAGCTCCTGTGGCATTAAAATATAATTTATTACTATAAGAAGCATCACTATTAGCGGCTGATTGAGCTATACTAAAATCACCATAAACTATATTATCACTTGTTATTCTCCACCACCTAGCAGTAGTAATACTTGAAGGTTTTAATTTATAAAATCCAACAGGTGTATTACTATCGTTGTTTGATATAAAACCACCACTAGCTTCTAGACTACTAGTAAACCTTCCTGTACCATTAACATCTAGCTTGTAGCCTGCATCAGTAGTAGTGCCGATAAGAAGATTTCCTGTAGATTTTAAAAACATAGCAGTTACCATAGTTGCAGTCGCTCCTGCAGTTCCTGAAGCAGCAATAGAAAAATCAAATCCGCCACTATATAAACCTAATAATGATATAGGTGCAGTTGTAATATATTTTACATTACCTGTACTATCTATAAAAGCATTATTTGTAAAATATGAATTTACAGAAAGATAATCCCAAATAGCAGTTGTTGCCCCTATTTGTGTTGCTTTTATAAAACTTGCCCACGCACTCGGTGTAACTCCTAATCCTAAATTGCCTGAAGCGGTAAGAGAAACTCTTGCAACAGTAGAACCCCAATCAACTATTTCATAATTACCTGTTGTGTTATTAGTTCTAGTTAACCAATCTTGACCTGTTGAGCCGTGAGTAAAATATCCAAAGTTTGTATTTATCCAAAATGCACCTAAACTAACATTTGATGTAGCACCACTATATGGAACATAACTACTTAACGCTGAACCGTAGTTAGGAATATTTAAAGTGTTTGAACTAAAGGTCGCTGCACCGCTAGTTCCTGTTGTAGTTAATGTTATTGTTCCCTGCTTTGAATTGAATGTTGTCCAATCCGCACTTGATAATGCCCCACGATTTGTAGCACTTGCAGTTGGTACATTTAAAGTAATTACAGGTGTTGTTGTACTATTTGCAACTGTTGAACTTAAATCCGTTCCACTTGTTCCTATTGTTAAAGCAGCTACGCTTGTAACTGTACCTACACCACTACCACCAACTAATGCTATTGTACCACTTGCATCAGGTAGCGTGTAAGTTCTATCAGTATTATTAGTTAATGAACTTAATTCAAAAATTGCTGATTTATAATTTGTACCATCTACATCAGAAATAAATACATATTTTCTTGCATTTGCATTAATACTATTATAGCCTACAACATTACCAAGATAGGTTGTACCTTGTTTAAGGATTAAATATCCACTTAAAGTTCCACTCCCACGAGCAGTATATCCTACTGAATCTACCCCTGATGCGGTTAAAAGATAAGCACCTAAATCTACTGAAGCAGTTGCTCCTGTATAGGGAACAAGACCTGTAATTGAAGGTATGTCGCTTGTTAAAGCTATCGTTCCTGTCGCAGCAGGAAAAGTAAAAGTATATCCTGTTGCAGATGGCAAAGTAAAAGTATTACTAATACCACCACCACTTGTGAACTTAACCCCATTGGTTAATCCACCTAAATTCATATATCCTGCTAAAGAACTACTTGAAGCATTTTGTAAAAATATACCTCCGTTATTTTTAGTAGCATCATTAAAAGTCTTTGTTCCTGCTATCGTTTGAGTTCCTGTTGTAATCAATCCCCTTGCAGTTGCACTCGCATCAGGAATGTTAAAAGTATGCGTAGCAGTTGTACTTAAGATATTGAAATCCGTTCCACTCGTTCCTGTTTGAAAGTATTGCACTTGAGCAGTCAAACCATTCAATGCAGTAATACCTGTACTAAATGTTGTTATAATTTGACACAAATGACCATCTTGAGTATGAATAGTTGTAGTCTTACCACCGCTATTTGTAGCATATAACTTAATAGCCAATCTATCCGTTAAAGTCAAACTTGTAGCAGGAACTGCCATCGCAAAAGTGTACAAATTCAAAGCAGTACCATCGTATATAATCTCATTGCTACTTGTAGCAATCAAAGTGAAAGTCGTTCCATCGTAAACATAAAGTTCTGCGTACATCTGCGGAGTACCACCATTAGAACTCATTGAAGCATAAATCTCATAGTTCCAATTTCCTGCTGGTATGTTTAATTGTGCAGGGTCGTTAGCATCCGTTAAGAAAGCTACTATAAAACCATCTCCTGATTTAGCGAAATCAACCCCTGTTCCTATCACCGCAGTTTTACTCATTTCGTAATAAGTAGTACCACCAATAGTGCCTTGACTTGTTCCTCCGTTAAGATAATACGAAACCGAAGAACCGCCACCGCCACTTGAAGGGAAATCTGCTAAAGTACCATCTCCCCTGATATATTGTGAAGCAACACCTGCTCCTGTTACTGCAATCGTTCCATTAGCCGTTAAGGGGCTATTTGCGACACTAAAAGCACTTGGCATAGATAAACCTATGGAAGTTATTAATGTAGGAAAGGTTGTCAAGTTTCCTGCTCCGTTTACATATTGTAAATTAGTTCCGTTGAATCCTATGTTAATCGTTCCGCTTGTAGTAATTGGTGAGCCTGTAATATTTAAACTATCACCGCTTTCGGTAACCGCAACACTCGTAACTGTTCCTGTTGCACCTGAAGCCCTTTGCCAAATAGAACCTGAATAAATAACTTGGTCTCCCACAAAGAATGCTATCGGACCAGCACCGAAGTCAACTGTACCTGCCACATTACATAAGTAAACATCTCCTTGATTTCCTGTGCCATTTACAAGGGTTGGTGTGTTAGTAGCAGCACTCCAAGTACCCTTATACTCCATAACGGAGTTAGGTAATTGACTTACTAAAATCTTACCATTGACATCAAGTCTTGGCACACCATTTGCAACATCAAAAGCTAGAGAACTTAATACCCCACTTGTTCCAATAATTACATCTTGTAAATTCCTCACTTTCGCACCTGCTGAAACAACTATTTGATTTGCCATCTTATATTAATTTATAACTAAATTATTGAAATAATGCCCTAATAAACTCCCCACTTTCTAATACCCTTCCAAATGTCAATACCCCTGTTGTACTATTCCACTTGACTTGCTCATCAACTGCCGTTCCTGTCGTTAAAATATCTTGAACATCAATACCACCACGAGAAACATAAAGACAAGCCTTGCCTATCATATCGCCATAAGTGATTGTAGTTTCTCCACCTGCTGCAACAGTTCCCTTTGTGTAAACCGCACCTCCAGCAACAATTACAACCCCTTCAGGATTTATTTCCGTTCCTGTTGTTGCATAAGCACCTGTACCCTGTAAACTAACTGAATAAGTCGCTATGTCCTTGTAAGGTGCATTTATTTGTAAACTTGTTAAATTGCAATCCCCACTAATTACTACCAAACCATCAACTCCGTTGTCAATAACAAACTTTACTAAAATTGTAGTCCTATCTTGTTGTTGCTCAAGTAAAAATAAATAGCCATAACCATCCAAAGTTATAAGACCATCACAAGTTACACTCCAAGTTGCCGTATCGTTCTTGTATTCTCTATACCAAGCACTCGTTTGGCTTGTTACCTCTTTTTGGTCAACACTTACACTAAATGTGCAATTTGTAGAACACGAAAAAGCAATATCCCTACCTGCTGGATAAGCACCTGAAGGTGGTTCAAAGTAGTATAAAATTATATTGTTGCCCTGTACTTTATCTGCCATATTGCAAATTTAATCTTTTTATGAATCTATGTATTTTATTGTTTCAGTTGATTCGTTATCTACATCCGTAATCTCTATAATTTGCATTGAATCAACTTCATCTATTTGTGGAATAATACTTGCTCTATTTAAAAGGAACTTTTTACCATCGTAAGTTAAAGGAGTTGTATTTGGGTCAGTAACTAAATAAACTTTATCTAAATAGTTTAGTCCTTTTTCAGTTTGAAATGAACCCAAATCCGCTTCTAATGTGCCAAAATTCTTACTTAATAAATTTGAATATTGTCTAGCTATAAGCATTTGTAATAAAGGGAAACTTTCAACATTTGGATATCTAAACCAATTTTTTAACACATTACCACTTGAATCATATAAAACACCTAAATTATTAGTTAATAATCCTACTGTGTATCTAAATTCAGCATAACTGCCATAATCTTGTTTTAATTCTTTTATATTGTTATTTCCTGTTCCTATTTCTCTTGTAACATTAATTGAATTTGTAATAAATGAACCTTGTGTCAATTTTACATTTCTAAATAAAATAGCATTGTGGTCAGTTCCTTGTTGGCAAAATATTTTAATTAAAACATAACCACCCCATTGCAATCCAACACCAACAGGAATTGCTGGATATGTCATATTAACACTTATTGAATATGAATTAAATTCATCTCTATATGTATCAGGAGTAAATGGATTATCTATTGTAAGATATGTTTGAGTTGTTTGCCAAGTATTTGCACTATTATAATAATATGATGTAACACCCCTCACTAATCTTATCTCTACTTTACCAACTATATTAGGTAGCATTATGTGTTCTAATGATAATGTAAATTCTGGTCCAACCATATATGGTGCATATAGTGTTGCACTAAATGGAACAGGTGGTACATTTTGTAAATATGCAGTTGCACCAGCCGATGCAGATGTTAAAAGATTTATATTATTAAAATTAGAATCAGGTACAACTTCAATTAAATTAGTTGGATATGTTCCTGTTGAATAATACAAAAACCATCCAAATACTGACAAAGAATCAGGAGTTGGTGTATAGTTTTGCAATCCTTTAAATGTTCCATTATGAATATAATTATTAGGATAATTAAAATCGTATGTTAATTTTATTTTTGGATATCCTTTTCTAACTATTTTGGTTTGACTATTATTTATAAAATGAACATTACCTTCTGCGTATGGCTCAATAGTTACATCTTTATCAAATACACCGCTTCCTGCATTAGCTAAACTTGGATAAATTTGATAATTAGTATAGTATCTTGTATCATTTGCCATTTCGTTGATAGCTAATAATTGCCATTTACCATCCGATTGAAATAACCTACAACCAAATGATTTAACAATATTTTCAAGTACTTGATAGTATGTTACTCCTTGAATATCCCTTCTATATTGATATGTTTGGTCAAATGGTTCTTCCGATGAAGCATCATCCCTTGTGTACATTCCTTCAGCATAATACGAACACGATGTCAATAAATCAATAGCTTCAGGATATAATATTGCATTTAATATTTCTGCAATTATATCCATATAATTAAATAAAGAATTAACTGTTTGTTCTTCTACAAAATCAAATGTATTGTATTCTAAAAATGATAACCCATCTATGGCAATCATATCTACTTGAATATATCCTGTTGTAAATGGTACTTGAACATAGTCATTAAATAAAAATCCACACCATAGCAAAGTATCTTCATTTAATAATTTAACAAAATACTTTCTATCATCAAAACTTAATAATTGCGGAAAATCATCATAATTTTCATCCGATACAAGAAAAGAAATATTTAATTGAGATGAAACTATTGCTGCCAATGGTTCATCTTCACTTGCATTAGAATTTAATTGAATATTTACTGCATCATAATTTATTACTAAATCAGTAGTATAATCTCTTTCGTAAATATCTACATATAAATTTGTTCCATCTCTCAATGCTTGTGTTAATCTATATTTTATTCCGTATGCCATTATACTAAACTTATGTTTTGACCTTTTAAGAATGATGATTTTTGCGTTCTATTTATTGCAACCAATAAATCTTGTCCTCTTAATACAAATGAACCGCCTCCAGCATTTCCGCCACCACTCATTGCACCTGCACTAAATGTAGTGTTAAGCATTCCGCTTAATTTACTTAAAGGTATAACGGCTTCAGGACCAGCTTCTCCAATTAATGCCATTGAAGGACCATTTGTAATACCTCCTGTTGCTCTTGGACCTGAATAACCAAATGCACTTTGTAAAGCACCACTAGCAGCAAAAATCGCTTTTAGTTCAGGGAATGCAGTTAGTATAGCTTGAAATATTGTTGCTTGAATAACCGCAGAAGCGATTGACATTGCAATATTTCTAAACATTTGACCAACCGCCTCTAATGGATTAGTTCCTTGCTCCATAGCATCAAAAACACTCATTAAACCATTTGTTACACTTCCAGCTAATAAATTAGCAAAGTTTTCGTAACTGTTGTTTAATTCTTTTAATTTTTTTTCTTCTAAATCATAATTACGTACATTTTCTCTTACAACCTTTCCTATACTATTTTTATATGGGTCTGCATTATCCTTTCTAAATTTCTTTGTAAATTCACTTTCTTTTACAGGTGCATCTTTATATTCAAATTCAATATAAGACAAGTCTAATTTTTGAAATCTTTTCTTATATGTTTCAATATCCATTAATTGTTTAGCTAATTCATATTTTAAATTAGCAGAAAATTCAACTAAAGCATCTATTGTTTTATCTGCTCCTTTTTTAACTGTATCAGGAGTATCAAATTTTAATACATCAGATAATGTTGTAAATAATGATGATTTTGCTCTTTCAATAGCTTTTTGAGCATCTAATAATGGTTTTACATATCTTGCATCAACTTGACCTCTTAAATATTCGGTTGTAATACCTTGTTCTAATTGTTTTGTAGTTGCTAATTGTGCATTTCTTTCTTTTTGTCTTTCATCTATTAATTTCTTATAAGCAGTATTAGCAGCAGTTAAAGCATCTATATAATTTTTTTCTTTACCAATTGCATCTTTTTGAACGGCAGCTAAATTATTTATTGAGTTTAAATACTTGGCAGTATAAGAATCAATATTTTTTACATCTAAATCTTGTATTTGTTTATTATCTGAATATAGTTTTTTAAACTCTTTTAAGGCGTTTTTTCTTGTATTAATATCAACTCCTTTATTTGATATAATACCGCCTAATGCTCCACCTAATAATTGACTTGATTGAGCAGCACCTGATATTTTATAAATATCATCATTTAACTTTTTAAGTTCTTCTCTTAATTCTTTTATTTTTTCGGATGAACCTGAAAATGCTTCTCCTATTTGTTTAGAAAATACAACTGCTAAAGAAGATACTATACCTAATACAACACCAAGTCCTGCTGGACCTGCTAACCCATCTATCATTGCAGTTAAAGCCTTTTTAGTGCCTCCTTCCGTTTTGGCTAATCGTTGGAATGATTCCAACATTGGGTTAAGGTTATTTGCTATACCTATAATTCCATAAGGAGCATCTTGAGCAATCCTTGAAAAGTTTACAAGTGATTGAGTTGCATCACCCATTGGTTTTGTAGTTTCACCAATTCTGCTATTTAAATGTGCAATTTTATTTTCAAGAAATGTAATATTAGTATTTAAAGCAGTAATTGCACCAACATCAGTTGACTTTTTTAAAGTAGCTTGAAATTGTCTTAATTGATTTTGTGCTTTTATTAATTCAGTTTGTAATACCGAAACATCCGCATCAATACTTATCCAAAACTTATCAAATGACTCTGCCATAATATTTTAATTTACTCCGTACAACTTTAGTGTCCTTGCCAATTGGTCGCTTGTTAACATTACCTTTTCTTCTTCTACTTCCAAATCATCAATCGCTGGTATGTTCCAAAAAGACTTTATACTCTTGGGTGATTTTTCAGTTGTGTTACTTAAATATACAATATAGGCAAGGTTTCTAGTCCTTGCCCATTCGTTTAACTCTTGTTTTTCTTTACCCATTACGATAATAGAAAAGTCCTTCCAAGTCATATCCCAAAACTCATTGGGTCTTATATTGCATTCAGCAGCCTTAACTAAAATATCATCCCACCCTAGCTTTATTAGGCTTTTTTTTTTCTTCTTTAGGTGTTCCTTGTACTGCCATAACTGTATGTTCTACAATGTATTTTAAGTACAAAAGGATTTGTCCTTCAGGATTAAAAATACCGCCTATTTCATCAATCCAATCGCAAACATCATCTTCGGTAAATTCCACTTCTTGTTTGTTAGTAATACAACCTGATTTATATCCGATGTGTATTAATTTAACAATGTTATCCAAGTCATATTGGTTACCACCTAAAAACTCAAAGTACTTATCTATTGTGATGTCTTTTGCTTTACAAAATTCCCTCATTGACCAAGTACCCCATTTTAATTGAATTGTTTTGTTGTTTAGTTTTAATTCAAACATAGGTTTATGCAGTTTCAGTTTGTGTTAATGGTGGCAATGTTACTACGAAAGTTGCAGTAAATTTAACATCATCTTTATCAGCAGCGTTTACTTCAAAGTCGCTAATAAATACTTGACCTGAATAAACAATATCACCTGTGGTTGGTGTTGCTTTACCCATCTTCATATTGAAGGAAGTTTTAGCAGCGTGAGCAGCATACAATTGTTGATAAGAATCCTTACTTGGACTTCCTGTTTCATCAATTGCAAATCCTTCGCCTTTGAATGATTGAGTAAATGAAGGACCAGCTTGATATTGGTCTCCACATTTTGAAGTTGCATCAATAGTGTTTACAGTTGATGTCATTGAGTTTGTTGTAAGACAAGCAACGGCTTTGAATGTTGCGTCATTGTCTATGTCAGCGGTAAGAATATAATCTCTTGCTGATACTTTTGTTTCTGCCATTTTATTTTAATTTTGAGTTATTATTAAATTATAAGTTATTATTGTTCTCCATATATTATCCGAAGGATTTAAACCATCCAAATTTCTAATTGCACCCACCACCAAACTTGTAGCATAAAACCCATTTGTAAGGGTAATATTCGTTTCCGAGTTGATTGCAGCTAGTATTAAATCGCTTATTGTTTCGGCTCTTTTATATCCAAAGTTACTATTTTTTATTACAATGTCAACATCAATGGTAACCGAGTTAGTGTAACTGATTTTGCCTTGTTCTTGTGCCGATGCCCTTCCGTTCATAATTACATATTCATTCACTCCGTTATCAGGTGCGTAACCATCGTAAACAGGCAATCCGCTTGAACTTGTTAAGTTGGTATAAAACCATTTCTTTATTTCTATATTAGGATTTAACATTCTTTATTACTTTTTGTATGTTCTTTCTCAAAATAGGTATTTCACTTTCAAATGCAGGTATTAGGTAGGGTCTTGGTCGTAGGTTTATTTTATATCCTTTTGTTCCTTTAAATTGCATAGCAAAATCTTCATATCCAGCAGGAACGCTAACTAACCCTCCTGTTCCAAATTCAACATAAGGTGCATATTTTAAACGACTGCCAACTGTATATACAATTCTTTTATCCTTAAAAACACTTTCTAATTGAATTGAATTTCTTAATGTACCATTATCAACAGGGGATGCCCTTCTTGCTTTACTTTGAATATTCAACGCAGATGCGTTAACCTCATTAGCAACTTCTTTCTCCACTTGTATAGGTAGTTTACCCAATTTTTTAATTAGTGCATCTAAACCTTCAATTTTAAATGAAATATCATTTGCCATTAGAAATACATTAATATTTCGTAAAATCTAAATTGGTTTTCTACATCCTTCAAAGAATGAATTACATAAGTATCGCCTTCTGCCAATATTTTGTAGTTATTTGTGATTGTAACATCATAACGGACAAATAGCTTTGCAGCCCTTGTATATGTTATTTGTGCATCCATTAATTTCCTGCTTTCATCCATAGGTCTAAAATCCCCAAATACGACTTCTTGTAAGGCATAGGTAGTTGTGTAGCCACCTTGCCCATCAGCGGTGATTGTAGGCACATATAAGCCTATTTCCGAGTACATTGTGTTGGCATCAACATAGTTTGCCTTTTTGCTTCCTATCCTCATAATATTGGGCTTATTCTTGTCCAGCGTTGACAGGCTTTCCAAGTCTTTTCACAAATACCTGTATCACTATCCAATCCTCTATTTTCGTAGTCGTAGCTAACTTGGTCTAAAATCGCAATCTTTAAATCGTTCGGAATAGTTGCGTAACCTACCACATAAGTAGCCTTTAGGTTTTCAAATTGCGGTCTTTGTAATTGTGGGAACTTACCACCTACTAAAGTGTAATCAGCAGCTACAATAGTGTCTCCGTTTTGGTCTATTAAAGATGTAAAACTATTCATCGGACCATAAGGAAGCTGGAAGTTACCATCCCAATTTGTAAACCATACAACCGCAGTTTTTGCAATTAAACTCAATCCTGTACCTACTTCAACCGCTTCCCTTGCTTGTTTAATCATCAAGGTAATTTGGTTATCATCAACATTTGTAGTAACCCTACAATACAATTTTGCCTCTGCTAATGTAACAGGCTCAACAACTGTACCTATGTCGGTCAAAGTAAAATCAATGATAAAATTATTATATGACATACATCTTTTTTACAAATTTACAATAAATATAATAAAAAACCCCACCGATTAAGATGGGGTCTTTATTTTCTATTCTATAATCAATTAAGCATTGATTGAAGCGTAGATTGCAGAAGTTGGTTGCATCAAGTTGATGTCCTCATAACACTCAATTCTTGCAGTAACCATATTTTGTTGGAAGTTAGATGCGTTCTCATAAGAAAACTCAATAGCTAATCCTTCAACTTCAATACGCTCACAAAAGTTGCTATCCAAGATAAGAACTTTATCATCAGTAACCCAAGATGCAGCAATTACAGGAGTTCCCCATATTGTCATACCACCATTAGGATTAACGATAACTGAACCTGAACCTGCGTAGTAACCAGCAGCGATTGTATCTTTTAATAAACGACCTAATTGTTTAGGGCTTACTAAAGCAACTGAAGATACAAAGTTTGCAGTCTTTTGGTTGCCGATATAATCAACTAATTGCTTTAAATCGGTAGTTTCAGCAGTTGTTGTAGAACCTGTTGCAGCAGCAGAAACAGTTGCAAAGAAAGCAGCGTTTTCAGCTTTGAAGAAATCTCTAGTCAACATTCTTGGTAAAGTTGTGCTTAAGAAAGGCAAACTTTTAGCCATTTGTTTTGAGAATGTAGAGAAACCAGCGATGTAATCATTAACCACTTTAACCTCGCTTAATGCGTAGTTATTCTCACCTTTGTTAGAACCTTCAGTTTGTGCAGCAATGTTGTTAGTTGTTGCAGTCTCTTTGTAGAATACATACAAACCACTTTCGCTTCTTACTGTTGGAACTAAATCACGGAAGTTAATTGCTTGACTAGGTAAAACTGAAGCATTAATAGCATAAGATGCTTGAGCATCTCCTGTTAAAGCATTACCTAAAGTCATAGATTTTACATCACGTAAATCTAAACGGAATTTACCATTTGATTTCATTGATTTTTCCATTTCATCCAATTTGCCATCTAATTTCTCAATGATAGCCTCATCTAAAAACTTTACTTGTTTAGATGCTTGTTTCTTTTGTGCAGCAGCTTGAGCATCAAATTGTTTTTGTGCTTCATCTTTTACTACACGGATTTCAGCGTTAGTTGATTCCAACTTCGCTTCAATACTAGCTTGAAAACCTTTAAGATTTTCAGCCATTTCGTTAATTACTTGTTCCATTTTTACTTTTTTAGTATTTTATTAAATTCTTTAATTGCCTTTAAGATTTCAGCATCATTGTTTTTGATTTCCTCAATTATCGGCTGGGGTGCTTCTGCGACCGCAGTGATTTCTTTAACGATTTCAATCTCTAATAATTCCGCTTGAATCCTTTTTATTTCAATCTCCATCAACGCAAAGGTTTCATCGGTAAATTTACCGCCTTTAAACGCTTTCAAGAGTTTCTCTAGCCTGTTTGCTAATTGTTCTTTCTTTACTTCACTCTTTACTGAAATAGTTGGTGTTTCAGGGTTTGCTGCCCATAATACCGCACTACCTTCATAAAGTTTAAGTTCAGTAATTGTTCTTACTCCATCCTTTGCAACACTTGAATTTATTGTAGTAAATCCAATTGAATGCTGATTGATTAAACCTGCATCGTACATCTTCATTATATCTTCACCTGTTTCGGTCATTACTATTGGTGTGATTGCAATAAGCATATCACCTTCAACATATAATTGTTCAGGCTTCCCTATTACGGCTTCCATTTCAGCACAATGGTCAACTAAAGACCAAATTAAGTTTTTACCTACTGGTCCTCTTTCGCTTAAAGTCTTTGTAAATGCTTCAGGAACGATAATATCATTGTCTAAATCAATGTTTCCTGTTCTTGCCCATACTGCTTTAACCCTGCGTTGTTCGGTATCTACATCCATTACTTCGTAGCCGATGTCTTGTTTTTCAACAATTAAATCTTTTGATGCGTAAGTTTTCATATTTACAAAGTTATATTTTTTTTTATTATTCAAACAAGTCTGCAATCAATCTGCCAATTTGCATTCCTACTGCGTTAGTTAGTATTCCCCAAATCATCCCAACATTGCCTTTTGGTGGGTTATCTTGTAGCTTTAATAATTTGCCGTTTTTATCCCTTTGTGCCTCATAACCTAAAGTACATCGGCAGTTGCAAACATCACCAGCACTTCCACTTGAATCGCAAGGATGTAGCATTAAGTCAAAACCGCCTTTTTTATTTTGCAGTTTAAATGTCGCATCCATTGGTATTTTAGTGCCATCCATATTTAGGTGGTCAAATTGGTCTCGTGGAATCCTTCTTGTCCTGTTGTCTTTTGCTGCAATCCATTCTTTGACAGTTACTAATCCTGTACTTGTTGCACCAACCATTGAACCGATATTGGCAGCCCTTCCTGTTTCCGTTCTTGCTATTAACTCTGCTCTATAATCCGTAATTCCTGCACCCCTTAATAAAACTATTGTTTCAGGTAGTGTTAGATTTTGCTCGGCTGATTGAATTAGGTATCTTCGGATTTGGTCTTTGGTTGTATTCGTTATGTCGGATGCTAATTGGTCAAGTCCTTGCGTTTGCAAATATTGAAGGATAGTGTAAGCAAACAAATCGGTCTCCGCTGATTTAACCTCTAATGCCTCGTAAATGCCCTTTACAGACCTTTTAACGACCTTACTACTAATTTGAGCCATCTTTACACCCATAGCCAAATGCAGCTTCTGGATGGTCTTTTTAATGGCTTTGTCGCTAATTGCGTTATAGTCTAATGTACGGCAATAGGTGTTCACCTGATTTTGTAGTTCTTTCTTGAACTTCGGTGAATATTGTTTTAATGCGTTGGCATAAAGTTTTTTATAGTCTTGCCAAATCATTTTATGGATTTTGGTCAGGTATATTCAAAGGTTGAAATTGGTCAATAGTTTGCAGTCCTGTTGGGATGTAAAGTTTCTCTAATTCTTCAGTAGGGATATAATCAGGCACTTCAATATTCATAATGTCTAACTTTTGTTTAGGACTAATCCACCACGCTTTATCAAGCCATTCAGTTTGCTCGGATTTATTTGCTTCTAATTCTCCGTAAACTGAA